TGGTGAGCCCGCCATATTTATACAGGTCCAAGAGCGAGCCCTTGACCTGATCGGCAATATCTTGCGCGTTGCCGCCCCCAGAGACGTTGACGACCGGCGAGAAATGGTGATGCGTGTCGCCGCCGCCGCCGGCCGCATTAGAAAGAACGCTCTGCGCCCATGGCGTCTGCGCAGCAGGCACGACCATCTCGCCAGCATGGAGCCGGGCGAACGTGTCGCCGGCCAGTTCCCAGGAACCCTCTGCGAAGCCCGGCGGCGCGGCGGCAAGGGCTGCGCCAGCAGCGGCGGGGCCGGCAGCCGCAGGCCCAAGCAGAGGCGCTAGGAAGGCGAAGATGCCGGAAAAGACGCCCTTCGCGTCGTTGATGAGCGTCGGGATAAGGCCAATCTGGGATTCGGCGACGCGCGCCGTAGCGCCGGCACCAACGGCGGCCGTCTGTGCGGCTTGGCCAGCTATCGTCGCCGTCGTTTGTTGCCCGATGCCGAGGATATTCAACGCGACGCTCTCGGCCTGCTTGAGCGCGAGGTCCGCGAAAAACTTGATCGCGTCCTCGATCATGCCGGTCAGTGCCTTTTTCCACGCCTGCGACCACTTTTCTGTGCCTGTGAGCAATCCGTCGATCTGGCTGGTGAGCGCGCTGTTGATTTCGCCGAACGCCTTGTTCCATGATGCGACGGCTTCCTCGGCCGCCTTATCGTGGAGCTTTGCGATTTCGTTCGTCGCGTCCTGTTGTAAGGCCTTTTCCTTCGCTAGGATCTCGGCGAGCTTGTTCGGCTGATCTGCAACCAGTGCTGCTTCTTTCTGATAGGCCGCCATTGAAGCGGCAACCTCCGCATTCAGCGCGGCGACTGTCGCCGCGAGGCCCTGCTCTGCGGTGAGCTTTTTCATCTTCACAAGCGCGTCGATATGCGCGACCTGTGCTTCCTCGGCCTTTTTGGACGCTTCCACTTCGGCGTTGAGTGTAGTGATTTTCGCCTCGAGCGCTTCTTGTGCCGCGGCCGGGGCGGCCATTTGCAAGTTTGTCTTGGGCTGCGTCGAAGCGATCTTGTTCCCGCCAGTGACCCAAATGGCGTTTAGCTCATCCATGTAATTTTTCATCGCCGCTTTTGAGTCGGCGACGTAATCATTCGTCCGCGAGGTGAGATCGGCGAGGAAGCCAGACCATTCGACTTCAGCCTTGGCAAAGTTGCCGGCGCCCATTTCGGCAATCGACGCGCCAAGGTGGCTGATGAGAATTTCAACCGCGTCGATCGTCTCGGTTGCGGCCAGCCACATCTCGCGCCAGGCGACAATAATCATAGAGATCGCGGAGACGAGCACCTGTGCCGAGAAGCCGAGGTCGGTCATGATATCCTTCATCATGCCGCCGCTTTGCATTTCCTGGGTAAAGGCAGCAGCCAGATCCGTAATCTCATCCACAACGCCCCGCATCGAGCTTTGAAATTCCATGAACACTTGGATGCCGGCGCCCTCCATCGCCGCGCCCATGCTTATCTGAGCAGCACGCATCTGCAGCATTGCGTCGACGGTGGGCCCACTCAAGGATATACCGAACCGATCTGCTTCCTCGGTCCACTTTTGGATGCCGGCCGCGCCCTCGTTGAATAAGGGGATCAACTGCCTGCCAGCCCGCCCGAACAATGCGATCGCAATGGCGTCCTTTCCGGCACCATCTGCCGATTGCGAGAATTTCTGCGCCAGCGTTTCAAGCTGCTGTTCCGGCGTAAGGCTCTTGAACGATTGCAGCGAAAGGCCAAGGGCGGCGAGAGCACTCTCGGTCTGGGTCGACTCCACGGCAAGATCCTTGCTCATCCTGCTGAAAGCATTGACGAGAGAATCCAGATCAGTCCCGCCGGCTTGGGCCACGAGGCCGAGCGCGCCGATGGCCTCTGTCGGGATGCCTAGAATCTGTGATGCTATGGCGGTCTTCTCGCCGAGCTCGGCCATTGAGCTCGCGAACGCGGCGATCTTATCGACCGCGAAGGCGGCGGCGATGCCCCCGCCGATGCCGGTGAGCGCAGAGCCGATGCCGGTCAGGCCGGCGGCGAATCCCGCGACCTGCTGCTTGATCGAGTTCATGCCATCGACAAGGCCCTCGATGCTGGCAGCAAAGGTGACTTGTACGTCGGCCATCAGCGCAATCCCTCGATCTTGCCGCCGGTCCTCTTCATGAGCTCGCGCATGGCCTCAAAGGTCATGAACGTCGGCTCTTTCTTCGGCTGAATCTTATAGACCGCTTTCAGGATTTCGTGGACGGGCAGATCGGTTCGCCAATAGGCGAAGAGGGCAAGGACGTCCGCCCATTCAATCTCGGACACTTCCTCCGGCAACTTACAAAGCGCAGTTGCTAGGCGGCCAATGATCCATGCCCAATCTGGCCGGCCGCCTGATCTTCCCCCGGCTTTTTTGGAGCCTCCGTGACGAAACCGCCGGCACGCAAGACCCTCTTCATCGCCTCGGCGAGCTCCGCGACGCTGAGCTCTCCTTCCTCATCATCAAGGAATGCCCTCATGTCCTTATGATCTCTTTCGAGAGCAATCTTCAAGATCGCGATGCAGCGGTCGACGTTGCTCGTAACCGGCTCCGCAAGATATTTGTCAATCTTGCGAACTTGGCCCAGCGTGAGGGGGCGGATTTCAAAACGGCGCTCGCCGAGGATGATCGTTTGCGGCTCAGAAGCCATTTGTCACCTGTATTATGAAACCTCAGGAAATACCATTTCAAACACATTTCCCGCCGCATTGGCATAGAAGCCGAAGTCGATTTCCGGCATCAAGTAATCTTCGAGTTTTGCGGCGAGAGCGAGCTTGCTGCCTACGCAGGCGAACAGCCGCACCGCGAACGGCTTTGCCGTAGGCTGATTGAGATTCGTATAATAATCGAGCTGGAAGGTCGGCGTCGTGCCGATCAGCTTGTTCGCAACCGCGAGGTTCTGCCCGACCGTCGTCGCGTTGGTATAAGTGACGAGGATATTCTGTCCGGAATCGTAGGACGAAAACGAATAGCTGCCGCTCGCTTCGAGATAATAGCCGGTGCCCGACGCCGTGCCCGATGAGCGTTGGAGGGGCAGGCCGCTGCCCGCATAGGTGGCACCGAGGTCAACGTCGAAGTTCGCAGCATTACTGACCGCCAGCGCGTAGCCGGAGGCCGAGCCCGGGACCGCATGCGGCTCTTGGATATTCCACGCAAATCCGCCGGCCGCAAACGATTGCCCGAAGAAGGCCTCATTCCAGGCGAGCCCAGAGATCACCGCGGCAGTCAATTTGCCCGTGCATTTGATCGTACCGCGCGCCGAGACCAGCGGATATTGATATTGCCCGTGCAAATCTTTTTCGGTCGCGGAGAAATCAATCGAAAAACTCTGCGCATAGCCGATGTTGATTGCCAGCGACGGCGATACATCCGTTCGGGTGACGATAGCGATGCCCGGCCCGAATACCGCAAAGGGCTCTGACATTGTGAAGTGCTCCTATGGAATGAGGATGGCAATCGGCACGATTGCGAGTCCCTTGCCGGTCCTATCGCCCGGCGCCTTTTCTATTTCTCCGTCGATCATCGCCGAAAAGACCAAGTCGCCAAGCGTGCAGCGGCCGCTTGCGTCGGGCGCGAGCGCCGTTTCGAATCCGTCGAGTAGCCCGTTTATGATCGAGGCCGGAATCGCAGTTTGGCTATTGCCCACGTCATAATAGATGGCCGCGAGCGCATGGAGCGTGCGCTTGGGCGGAAGCATCGGGCTCGGACGATCAAAGGTTTCCTTGGCCTCGAGCAGGAGCAAGGCCGGCGTATTGTCGGCGGGGATCGTCTCCACGCCAGGATTGCGCCGACCGACCGTCGCGAACTCGCCGGAGGCGGCGAGCTGTTTCAGCAGCGCCTCCATGATTGCTTCGCGCGTCGCCACGGATCAGCTCTCCCGCGCGGCCCTACGGACTGCGCTTTCTAGCGTCGAGACAATGTCGCCTCGCATCGCGTCGAAGGCATCTTGGATCACGCGGCGGGACGGCAGGGTCGCGCCAGGCGATTCGACACGAGCCGCGAAAACATCGCCAGCGCCGCCGCCGAAGTGAAGGGCCTGCTTAACTTTCGGTAAAATCTCATGCGCTGGAATGTGCGCACCAGCCTCGATGATGTGGGCCAGCGGCGAGCGAGAATAAACGCGCCCGACGACGCCGCGCCGCGAAGAAGTCACCTTGCCGCGGATGCTGCGCTGATATTTGCCGCTCTTCACAGGCGCGCCGGCTTTCGCAAGGCTGACAAGCTCAGCGTCCAAGGTCTCGGCCGCAGAACGCAAGAAAATGAGCGTGTTGGTCTCAATCTTCTCAAGACGAAGGTCCAGTTTGGCGTGACTGACTTTAACCGTGAATTCAGCCATTGCCTTCATGCCTTGAAGGTAATGCCGCGGCGCAGCGCGGCAGCGACAGCTTTTGGATGATGCTTCTTCAGCTCATCGAGTTCCTGCTCAGATACCTTCGTTCCAAGCTCGAATAGGTCGGCGGTAATTTCGAAGCGCAGCGTGCCGTCAGGACCGGCACCACAAAATGCGGCGGGAACCAACTCACCATTATGCCAAAGAGTGAGAATTCCGCTAGGGAATTGGTGAATTGCGATCATGCTACGCCGGTTCCAAATAGCTCGATCGCGCCGGCAAGAGCACGCTTGCCGACATCGACGCGCGTGACGTCAAGCAGCTCGCCAGTCTCGAGAATGAGAATCTTATCATGCTTCTGCGGCGGAAGAGGAAAGCGCCGATCGCGCAGATCCTTCGCCATCACGATGACTTGCCTATCGCCCTGCGTGATCGCGCCGATCTGACTCGCACTGTAGCCCGTCTCTCTAGTGACTATGGAATCGGGCACGTAATTCTGCACGATCGCTTTTACTTGCGCGGAAAAGCTCACCACGTTTGGCGCCATGCCGGAGAGGCGCGAGAAAACCACCTCGATGCCCTTCGCGGCGATGCCGCGCCGGGTGACGGATTCGGCGGCCGGGTTTATCACCGGGCGCAACCCGCAAGGTTGAGCAACGAGCTCGCACCATACGTGCCGGTAACGACCACGACGGCGCGGAGCCGATCGCCGAGCACACCGTTGATGCAAGTGCCCGCCGGAAGTGACTGCTGAGACGGCGTGAAAGGCGTCGTGTTAGCGTCGTCGGCCGAAAGATTGATGATCTGAGTCCCGCTCGAGGTTTCGAATTGCAGCGCGGCAATGTCGAACCAAGTCTGCCCCTGATCGAGCGAAGTTTGGATATAGGCGAGGACGCTCGCGCCGCCTGAGCCATAAAGGAACTGCGCCTGCAACGAGAGGGATTTCATTCCCTCGAGGCCTTCGATCGCGTCGCCGATGAACGTGCCCGGGCCGACGATCGGGAAAGCGCTGCCGTTCTGTGTGAGTTGGAGCGCGCCCGGGTTATCCATTGCCCCTCACCAGAAATAAGGCTTGCCGATCGACCAGATGATCCAATCCCCTCGGCGCGGCGCCCACCAAGCGATTGAAGTCCCGCATAGCGAGATTCCGAAGAAACACGGGATGCCCCTGACCGCTGCGATCCTGACGTGCATGGTCGGTCTCCTTACGCGATCACCGGGGCGCGATAGCGCGACAGCCTCTCCGCGACGAAGGCGGGCAAATCGGCCGGTCCCCCGGGCCCCGTGCCGAACCAATACTGTGCCGAATAAACGCCGGCTGCTTCTTCCGAACGGATATTCGGATCGCGGTGGCGAGCGAACCAGCGCTCTTTGAGCAGCATTATCGTCGCGTCCTGCACGTCGGCTGGGATCTCGGCAAAGCCGGCGAGATAGGCGACGGTGATCGGGACGCCCGGCCATCTGCCCGGATAATGATCGGGGAGCAGCCGCGTGAGTTGCGCAGTTTCCCGATCAGCCTCGAAGTCCCAGCCCTCGGCGAGCGCGCGAGGGATGACTTGGCCCGGCGCGATGCCCCGCTCGACGACGAGCGTGTAAGGTGGCAATCCCGGCGCGCCAGAAACGAGTCCCGATGTCGCCAACATGAAACTTGCGTCGATCGCTAACGGCTCGTCATTCTGCAGGCTCTCGCCGAAGCTCGTCGTCCCGACGTAGCAATTCCAGCCAATAGCCGCCGCCCGATTGTCCATCGGAGGCGAAGCGACGCTCAGAAGGTTGCCGGCGCTCACCAGCAGGTTCGCCTCGGCCCCTGCCGCCGTTTCGCCGCCCTCAGTCACATAGCTCATCTTGACGTAATAGCGGGTCGCCGGCAGGGCGCCTCCCGGGGCCTGTGAGAGGACCGGAAAGGGCCCGGGCGGTGCAGTATGTGCCTCCGATGGAAGGGCCACCAGCGGCCGGCGCCGCAACTGTAGGGGCATAAATCCGGACGGGAGCTGATAGGGATAGGGGTCCCGGAACGCCCAGCATTCGTCCTCATAGGTCTGGACTTGAAAATGCCGGTTGCAGAAATGGGCGACCGCAGCCGATTCCCGAGTGATAACCTTTTTCAGCCAAGCATCGTCCTTGCTCGTCTCGATTTTGAGTTCGAGCTTTACGTCATCGAGAGCGACGAGGTCATATTGCTGCGCGCCCTGAAACGAAGGGACAGCCGGCAGCTTGAGGCGGGTGATGATTGTCGGCGCCATGCCTGCGGCCTCGGGCTGGAGATGCGCCTAGTTCTGCACTTCCGCCGTGAGCCTGAAGACGTTGCTCGCGCCGGTGACGCCGGAGCCGGTGGTTTGCAGCGTCCAGAAGATCCCGGTACCGGAAGGCAGTCGGATAACCAAGGCGCTGCCAATGGTCGGCGCGCAATCGGCATAGGCGCCGTCGCCATACTCCGCGCTCATCGTGCAAGTAAATGCGCCGAGATGGCCGGCGGTCCCGCTCGCAGGCAGGAAGGCTCCGCGATCGCCGTTAGTGAAGCTCGGGGGCGCGGACCAAAGGTCCACCTGAATTACTTTGCCTGGCCAAGCGGTCGAGGTCGCGTCGTTTGTGTTCAGGCGGACCTTTTGAATTATTGCACCGCCGCCAACGTTCGCGATTGCGAACGAGGGCACGACAACCGAGCCGGCCGTCGCGCTGTTGGCGATCAGCTCGCCCGAGGTGTAGGCGGTCGTCGCCGCCGGCAGCGTCAAGGTCGAACTTGGATTCGTTATCGCGGCCGATTGTTGCGGTGCCGTCGGCAGCGGGTTCGTGGCGCTGACCGGCTGCGCATTGCCCGCGATATTGAGATCATCGATGACGGATGAACCGACCGACTGGCCCTGCGCGCCGCCTTGCAGATTGTATTGCTGTGCGACCGCCGCGCCGGCCACCAAAAACGCGAACATTGCCGCCGCAAGGAAGCAATTTCTAATCCGGTCCATCGGGAGCCTCATTTCGTCAAATAGGTTTGGCCGAGCGCAGGGACGAACCGGCGGTGCGGCTTGCGCGCCGGCTCTGGGGCGCCCACCTGACGCGGTGGATTCGCGGGGAAGTCCGGCGGGTTCGGCTCGATCACGCCCTCCGCCGCAAGTCGCGCCGCAACATCGTCGGGCACGAGCCGTTGATCTCCGATGCCAAAGGGCCGCATCGGTTTCGTGAATCGCACAAGTTTGGTCACGGCGAGTTCCTGAGTTCGTTCCGCGCTGCACGGCGAAGGACCCAGGCAGCTCGCATATTTTCTCTGGCAGCCGGGGACTTGGGTTTTCCGAGATTCGCCTTGCGATCTTCCGAGAATACCCGCCCGGCCAACTTCGCCGCAATCTTTTTGCGAATGGCTGGCGGCGTTATCCGGCCCTCGTGCGGGCCGATTACGTGGCGCCTCCAGCGGCTTTGAGCGCGGCGGCCTCATAGGCGAGTAGATAGAGAACCGTTCCTGAGAGAATGGTCCGCGGATATTCACCGCCCGCGGCGCCAGTGAAACGCGGCCAAAGAAATCTGTGGGTAAAGGGCGGAAAGGCACTACGCCCCTAATTTAATTCAAGTTTCGTGAACCTGGCTGGCGGAGATTGTGTCCCATTGTCCACGCCACACTACGTCCACCTTGATCGGCTTGGCAGTGATGCCATCACCATTCACAGCGATAGTGAAACGATATGTGGCTAGATCGTCGAATGCTCGCGCCAAAACATTCGGCCATTCTCCGGTTCTCACAAGCTTATTGTTCTGGTCGCTGGCCTTCATGAAATCAACGGGGTAAGGAATGTTTGGTAATACTTCGAACGGTCCCGTCTGCAATGGGATACGCTGCGGAAGCTCAACGTAGATAAATGCCTCGTCAGGCTGCGCTTGTTTTTCCAGAGACAAAATAAAAGCCTGGCATCTCTTAACCGGTACATCGGACTTCGTTTTTATAAGAATACGCAGGCACGACGCATTGTATGATGGACCGGGCCTGAAAATGGTTCCCCCATATGTTCCTGGCATCTCGATTTTTGTTTGATCTACTGCGTTCACGATACCGCCGCGCTCTTGGTCGAATGATACGGTAAAGTTCGGTGTCGTTTTTTCTGCAAGTTTGCGCTCTACTTCTATTCTGGCCTGATGCTCCCGTGCCCAAATAGAGAATGCAGCTTGGGCGCCGAAGAGTGCCGCCAGCGCCCACGTCACAAGTTGTAAAATCGATTCACTTGGTATCTTAGCCCCAAAAGTTCCCGCGATGCTGATGCAGAGACCAGCCAATACAAGAAAGGCGCTGAGCGAACCCGTCACGCGACTGGACCATTCGGCCCATACGAGGCGCAGAAATGTGCCGATCTGATCCAGCATTTCAGCGCTCTCGACGAAAGTCCGCGCGGCTCCTGGGAAATATCAATCCCTAGCGGCCACTTTGTCAAGTGCATAATTCCGTTCGCCGTCAGTGTCACTTTCACTGGAACGGCCGAACCGAGATTGGTTACGTCGGCGTTGATCGGCGTCGAGCCGGAGACGCCATGCGGCACAAGGCGCGCGCTCTCTGACATGGTTCAATCCTCGCGCGGCCGCTTATGCCGCCGCCTCTTTGGGTGCCGCGTTGCGCGGCGTCATTAGTTCGCTGATCGAGCCCCTATAAACCCGCTCGCCGACGTGGCCGAGGTACGTGGCGGGATCAATCCAAATTTCGCCGCCGCAATCATGCCAAGCAGCGCAGAAAGCGAAGTCCTCGCCCGTCTCGCGCTCATCCTCGGCGAAGCGGAAGAAGCGGTAGTAATTGTCACGCGCCTGCTGTGGCATGTCGTTGTGGCCGGCGCCCTTCCATTCCGGGTGCGCCGCGATGATTTGCTCGAAGGCCTCGCGCGCGATTTTCAGAAACCCGGTGCCGACCTTGCGGAAGCGAACGAAACCCATCTCGTCCTGAACGACGTCATTGTCCGGCCCGAGATAGGGCTCGCCGCACCAAACGTCGGTGTCGGTGTTCGGCTTATCAACGCGCTTGCGACCAACGCCGCCAGCAATCGGTTGGTTCGATGCAAGAAGTCTTGCGACGTCGTTTGCTCGCCATTCCATGTCGTCGTCGATGAAGATCAGGTCGGTGCATGGCGACGCGAGAAACCGAGCGCAGAGCTCGTTGCGGGCGCGCGGCAAATTCGAAGAACCGACGATCATCTGCAAGCAATGCTTGATGCCGAGCCGATCGAGCATCAGAACGGTATCGATGAGCGAAACCGTGTATTGGTAGCACGGGTGACGCGCCACTGGCGTCGCGATCATCAGCGAGCGAGACTTGGCGCGCGCGAGGCGCGTTGCCTTCACCGCCGCCTCCGGATCATCGACGGGCGCCGGCCGCTTGCGCTTAATCTCGGTCACGATCCTGTGGCGCTCAAACGAAAGCCATTGCTGGAATGCCCTTTCGTCGCCGGCCCACAATCCTTTTTTCCGGTCGGGGCCGGCCTGCGCGGCGAAGCCATCGCCGTAGACGCCCCGATGCGTTTCATCGGCGATCTCGCCGATCATCACGTGATTATGCCGGACCACCACGTCCATCAGGCATCGCCAGCAGGAGGCCTCGAGGCCGATCGTCTCCCACATATCATCGACGAATAGATGGTGCATGCCGGGCGCGAAAATATAGCCCGCCGTGCGGACGAGATCACCGGACATGATCCAGCAATTTGCCAGCCGCTTCGGCGCTTGCCAGCCGTCATTGCAGGAGACGATCAGGTTCTGATCATCCAGCGCATCGATGAGGCGCCGGTCCCAGAATTGGGTCTCCGGTATATTGTCATCGCCGATCAGGCCGAACCAAGCGCAGGATTTGATCTCCTCCCAGACTTCGCGAATCTTGTCGCCTTGCGTGCGCCCAATGGTGCGGCACAGATGCCAGCCGAGAGGCAACACTATGCGGCGATAATCGTCCTGATTTGCGGCAAAGTCGTCTTCGTCAATGAGCACCATCCCGGGTGTCGAGACGCCGGTCGTATGACAAGCTTCGAAGAAGCGGCGAAGCTTCTCCACTCGGTTTAGGCTAGGAAGCAACCACATGATCACCTCTCAGCATGGACGAAACCGCCCGGCACGCGTCGGCATAGGGTGCCGTCTTGACAACGAAGGCGGGAAGATATGCCAACCGCTCGCGATCTAATAGATCACCGCGGAATTGAGAATAGGGCTCAAGTTCGTCGGTGCCACATTCGCACAGATAACGGCGATCAATGCCGTCGCAGATCGAGATCGCGCGGCATGATCGACATTTCTTCGGGAAGATCTTGTCGGCGCGATGCGCGACGGTGCCGGCAGAGGTGGGAGGTTCGAGCCTATATTGCATCTGGTAATCGTGGAGCGCGAGGCGGCGGCCCATTTCGGCGCCGGGGCCAGGCCTCATGTGGTCGATCGCGTTCATCCATTCGTGGGGGTCGTGGCGAACGCCAGCGATCCCGACGAGATTGCGCTCCATCCCTCGCATCGTGCAAAGCGGCGCATAGCGGACATTGACCGCGATGCCCGCCTCCTCAAGCAGATCGCGAGCCTCCAGAAGATAAGGCCGGATTTCGCTGTAATGCGCTTGAACCTTCCGCGTCGGCGCGTCGGGGCGCCCCCAAGCATAGTAGGCGTTCATCACGATAAAGTTCGCAACATAGACGCGGTGCTTGGCGAGCTCGCGCGCGATCGCGGGCAATGAGCGAAAATTGTCCTCGAAGACCGTCGTGTTCGAGCAGTAGTCGAAACCTTTTTCGTCGAGGTATTCCATCGCGCTCCGCATCGCGATCCATGAGCCGCCGGTGATGGCGTCGAAGGCTTCCGGCTCGACAGCGTGAATCGAGAGCAAGAAGTCGGCGACGCCGGCCTCGAGCAGCCCGTCGATCAGCCGAGCATGGCCGGGCGCGCTTCTCATCGCGCGCATTAAGTATTGGCCGAGCGTGATGATCCGAGCCGCTAACCCATGCTCAACGGCGCGCCTGACGATCTGGACAATCGAGGGCGAGAGCGCGGGCTCGCCGCCGGTTACATCAAATCCGACAAAGCCGTTCTGCGCCAGCGAATCCACAAGTGCGTTCAGGTGCTCAACCGCTTGGAACTTCGCGTGCGCCATGCCGGCGAACTGATCGGGCGACCCGTCAAGGAACGAGTAGTAGCAGAACTTGCACTTGTGGACGCACTTGAGGCCCACGTCCACGACGCCCCACCGCGACAAGCGGCCGGGCGTGTGGACATAGAGGCCGGTTGACACGCGCCTTACGAGCTCGGCGCCTGCAGGATATCGAAGCCGGCGAAGACGCCGACCGCGGCGATGACCCCGGTGTCCGTCCCGGTGCTGGCAAGATGCGGCACTACATTGAGCCGAATATACCGCGCCGCGGAGCCGAGATTGATCGAGGGCGTCGGCGTCTGGCCCGGGATGTTCGTCGCCGAGGCAATGTTCGGGTCGTCCGCCGAGCTCAGCGTAAGGCGCGAGACGCCAATAGCTCGGCCGCCGCCCGATTGTCCCGTCGCAACCACCTGAGACGCTTCGGTCGCGTAGTCCGACCACGTCGAGTTATCGGGCGAGTGCTGCACGTCCCAATAGACCGAGAGCGACTTGCCCGAGGCGAGCGTTGCGTCGAAGAGCAACGCGGCATCGAGCGTGCGCGGCAGCGCGCCGGTCGCGAAAGCACCGCCGCGATCAATCGAGATCCCGGTCCAAGTCACGCTATCCGAAGCGCCACCGGCGGTCCAGGAGAGCGAGGAAGACAGCGCCTTGAGATCAATCAAGTCGCCGATGTGTTTTTGGAGCATGATGTCAGCCATAGCAGCCAACTCCCAAGAGAAAGAGAAAGTGATGAGATCCGGGCCGGCCATTTGAGCGGCCGGCCCGAGGGCCTAGGAAGTCGGTTACGAGATCGCCGGGGCCCAGCGCACGAACTGGTCGACCGAGATCGAGGCGGAATGCCTCATCTGGAAATCGTGTTCGGCGATCGCCCGGACGATTGTCTCATCGTTCGCGAATGCGTTCTGCTGAGCGCCGAGCGAATCGACGTAGCTGCCTTCGCGCGAGATGGCGAGCTCCAGCGTCATTGCATCAAGGACCAACGCGTCGGTCATCTCGACGAGGAAGACGAAGCTGCAGTCATGGTTGCCGGTGCCCGAGTCCCAGATGTTGATCGGGATCTGCGTTGACTTTTTGAACGGATAGCCGAGCAGCGCACCCCTCGACAGCTCGTCGCGATAAACATAGACGCCGAGCGAATTTTGCACGTTGTTCAGATAGTTCCATGAGCGCGGGTGCATGAACCAAACGCGGCGCATGTCCGGCACATTGGCGGTGTCGAGCCTGTTGACCATGCCGCCGATTTCGGTAGCGACGGTCGAGAGCGTGTAAGTCTCATTCGACGTAATGAAGTTCGCGCCGACCGCTGCGATCGAATTCGCGGTGGCCAGCCATGTGCCCGCCGTGCCCAGAGATGCCTGCGCGTAGGCATTTGCGAAGCTCAGGAAGCCACGCGGGCTTTCCAGCGTTCCATCGCCCATGATGAAGGCGAGATCTTCGCGCAGCGCCATCACCTTGACCATGTCATCGCGGACGAATGCGTCGGCCGCCGGATCGGCGTAACGCAACAAGTCGTTGCTGATCGGGACGAGAGCCCGGAGCTTTTTGTAGGTCGCAACGATCTGACCGAGCGCCGGCTGGGTAGCCGAGATCGGCGTATGCTCGGGCCCGTAGGTCGCGGTCGCGGGCGAGGTCTGCGCCGGCAGAGTCATCGTGCCGCGCGGCATCGGCATCGTGCGCGGGTTTGAAGCCCGCACGACGGAGAGCGGCCGGAGCAGTTCGATGATCTCGTTGATATATTCAGGCGGCAAAATGAACCCGCCCGAGGAGCCAATACCAGCGACCAGCGCCTTCGTGATGATGTGTTGCTCGCCGTAGAGCTCCTTCGAGATATTGCGCGCCTCGAAATAGGAGCCCCCGCCGGCAGCAATCATCTTGGCGACGCCGCCGAAAACGAGGCCCTTGGAAGTCAACAGGCCCCTGCGCTTCGCGGCTTCGTCGTCGGTCCAAGGATCGTCCTTCCCCTGAGCATAGAGGCGCGGGTGACTCTCTTGGCCCGGCGCCAGCGTGGCCTTGTCGCCGGCGAGCTCCTGCGCGGCCTTTTCGCGCTCGATCCTGCCGTCGAGATCCTTGATCTCGGCCTGCAGCCGATCAAATTCTGGCTGATCGACGTCCTTCTTGAAGTCGGGTTTCTCGGCAAGTTTCATAAACTTGTCGAGCGAGGTCGCGCGCGAGGCGCGAAGTTCGTGAATGGCCATTGAAGGCTCCATCTGAGGGAAGCGGCGCCATGCCGGCGCTGCGGTCGAGTTGCCCAAGCTCCCGAAAGGGCAGCCGACATGTCGTCGGGGAATTTCAGTTTGCGAGAAGCTGCTTGATCGTCGCGCCGCAGGGCTGATAGGTGCGGTAGCACTCGACGAGCTCGTCGGTGCGTCGCGTTCCTTCTTCCAACGGGTAGATCATCGTGAGAATGCCCTTTGCAGTCTTTATCGAAAGACGCACCACATCGGCCTCGCCGCCGTCCTCAATGACGCGCGGAAGACCTTTCGCCTCGGGATAGAGCTTGAATAGGCTCTCCATGTATACCTTCGCGATCGCGAACGCCGTCCTTTGATCCATCATGGTGTCGCTCGAATTGCGATTTCACCGTTGCCCGGCTTCGCCTCGCTCAGCTCAGCCGCAGCATTCAATTCGCTGCGCTGATACTCACCGCAAGGCATATCAGGGTTGACGGGCGGGTAGGACGAATGAACGGTCAACACCGGCCCTTGCGGGCCCGGCATGGCAATGCCGAAGGCCATAGGCGGATGGCGGCGGCAAAAAAGTCCGCCCTTGCCGACGATCAGGATGAATTCGCAGGAACGGCAGGACTTGCCGCCGATAAGCGCCGTCATGATTCTTTGTCTCCGCGCTGCCTCGCCCATTGGTGCATTCGTCCTAAAATCACGGCGCGTCGGCGAGCGCCAACGCCGCGGCGAGGCGCTTACGATGCGCGACCTGCGCGGCAAGCTCGGTGTCGGCGTTTTCGGGCTCATCGCCCGGCTGATCGCCGTCGCCGCCAGACGGCTTCTTGCCATCGGCGCTTTCGTTCATGGCCTTGACGTGCTCGCCGGTTTCCTCGATGTGCTGCTGCATCTCCAGCAGCGCGTCGTGCATATCATCGTGCAGGTCGGCCGCCTTGACGTGGCAATCGGCCATCTTGCCGATGCACTTGGTCAGCGCGTCGAGATGATCCTGGTTAGCCTGGCTGAATACGCGGCCTGCTTTGCGGAACACGGCGCGAAGCTTTTTCGCGATCGGCGTGGGCGCGGCGAGGATATAATCGTCCATGGGCAGTATCGGCTCGACATCGCGGCCAGCAAGCAACTCGGCCGTCTCCTCCTGCGTCATCGCGATGAGGCAATCCGCGAGGTTTTTGAGCGCCGCGGCGAGCATCGCCGGCATCTTGCTCTCATCCTGCTCGACATCGGCCTCCCATTTGGACATGTCCTGAATCCAACCGAGCTCGCCCAGCAGGGCGGCGAGTTGTGCAACATCATAGAGGCCCTTGATCTTCGGCTTGCCCTTGACGACGCGCCGGCCGGCGCCTTTGCCGTCACCGTCGCCGTCCATCTTGGATTCGTAGGAATCTAGGACCGCCCGCCCTTTCGTTTGCACGTCCTCCGGGATGTCGGCTTGCGGCAGGCGCGAGGCCGCAGCGCGGACGCCGCTCGGCATCGCTGTCAACCGGCCGTCAATCACTTTGGCGAACGGCAGCTTGTAGGAGCCCTTGAGCTTCGGGTTTGCCGAATCATAGGCGAGGAATCCCTTGCGTGCGAAGCTGAGATCCGGGTCGTCGCCGTCAAAGCTCGCCTTCTCGAAGATGCTTTTCTCCGCGGCCGGCCCGTCCCATGCGTCATCACCGCCGAGCGGCAAATTGCGCGACGCGCCGCATTTCCAGCTCGCGCCTTCTGCCTTGCTGGCGAGGGCGTTGCCGTCTCGGCCGATGACGATCGCGCCGGCGTCGCAAGGCACGGCGGTGCAGGAAAGCTCCATGAGCTCCCACCGCTCATAGGTGATCCCGCCGGCCTTATTCGGAATCGCCTCAATCGGGTCGAAGCCGACGGAGACGGCGCGCAGAACGCCGGCCTTGTAGAGCGCGCAATACTCGTCCGCCTTGGCCGAGATTCCGGCAGGCGCGAAACTGATCACGCCCTCGACCCGGTCCTTGATTTCCGGCGCAAAATTGCCGACCGGGCAAGAGATATCGTGATTGGCGAGGACAATCGGGTTGGCCGAATAATTCTGCAACATGCAGCCTTTGGCGACGAGCACATCGCCGACGCGATCGCTCTTGCCACTATTCGCTACAACGCGAATTTGACGATCACCCAGGGATGGATCGGCCACCACAGCGGCCGGCATGAACTTCATGGGCATTTAAGCATCTTCCTCTTGGCGGAGGGGCAGGCCGGCAAGCGTCTCGGCGAGAAACTTGTTCGCATCTTCACCGGCGAAGGCTTTCCCCGGCTTCGGCTTGGGCTCCTGATCCTGGTAAATGTTCGCGCTGGCGTTGTCGGCCGCCGCCGCATCACTAAGCGTCGGCTTGCCGCCGGTTGCGACATCGTCGGCACCGCCCGCGCCACCCTCGGCCGCCGCCGGCGCGCCTGCGCCATCCGGCGCGGTGCCCGTCACGTCGGAGCCAAGTGCCGCCATATTCAGCGGCCGATAGACCTGATCGCCGCCTTCGACCGGATCGAGATTTTCGCCAGCCCTCACCTCGTTCACCGTCGTCCAGCCGGACAGAAGTGAGATGCGGGCCGAGGCGTAGCGCGTTGCAATGTCGGCGCGCAGCAGAACCGTCTCGTCGAACTTGATCTCGATGTCCTGCTCGGCGAGCTTGAACGTCCGATCGAATTTCTGCTCCCATCGGTGCAGATCGGGCATGATCGTGTTCGAAACATAGTCCTGATCCATCTGGACGATGTTGACGCCGCGCAGCTCCCCGAGGCCGAGCTTGTGCGGCGGGATGCGGTAAAAGCGGGCGCAATCGGTGAGCTGAAAATTGCGCTGTGCAATCATCTCCATATCGACGGACGTGAGCTGGAGGGGCTTGGCCTCGATGCCGTCCTCAAGCACCGCCGTCTTGCCGACGTTCTGAAGGCCGGAAGTGAATTCTTGCCATTGCTGTTTCAGGCGCGTGGCGATGTCGGGCGTAAGTTTATTCTTCGCCTGCAGAACGACAGACGGCCGAGCGCCGTTCTGGATCAGCCGCGCGACCTGCTGCTCGAGGCCCATTGCGACGCCGATCGCATCGCGGGCCATGCCGATTGTCGAGACTGCCGCAAGGGCGTTGAACGAGATCCCGCGGAGGTGAAAAATATCCTCCGACGCCATCGATGACGGAAACTCACGCAACATCGCGATCTGCCAGAGGCCGATCCGATTGACGTTGTAGAAGATTTGGCCGTCCCAGCTTTCCAGAATGAGAACCGCATCGGGATTGATCGGGATGAATGCATAAATCTTCCCGTTGCCGTCGCGCTTGATTGCCGCATAGCCGTTGCCGCGGAGCAGATAGCCGCCGCTCATCTGCTCCATAAACTCGAACCAAGTCTGGACCTCGTTCGGCTGCCGGAAGACGTCGCAAAGCGGATGATCGGTAATTTGCACGCGTTTGCCGCGCGGATCGCGACGCCAGAGTTGCGGCGTGCAACGCGCGACGTCTTGGCTGCGCACCGTGATGCAGGCATAGATGGCGGAGACCGCCATCGCCGTGCCCTGCGAGATCAGCAGGCCGGTTGCCGAAGGCGTGGCGCCGAGTGTCGGCAAATAGCCTTGGGCTGGCAGGGCGGCGCTCCCACCGCCGGCATCCTTCTGGATCAGGGTGGCGCCCGCGGCGCGCAACCGCGAAAGGAAGCCCATGCGCCGCGACCTTTCAGATTACCATCAGCGCATGGCCGTCGGCATAGGCCGAGGCGCGCGGCTCGGGATTCTTTTCCATCAGCGCCGCCGCATTGAACAGAGCCATCAGCGGGTCGATCTTGGCGGTGCCGGAGGCCTGCTTCGTTATTAGGATCGAATTGCCGCGCGGCTCGACGCGGGCATTGCCAACGCACCAAGTCATCAGCGCTTGGTCGGCGTGGGCGAGCGCGCCGTCGGCGAGCTTTACCTCAACCCCCTTGATTGTCCCGCCGAGCCTGTAGCCCTGCGAGATGCCGACCACGCGCTCGTCGCCCTCGATTTCATGTTCGGCCAGGGCGCTGACGATTTCAGCGACGCCGATCGGGTCAAGGCCCACTTGGGCGAGCAGACCCGCCGCTTCGACTTCGGCGACCAGGCCCGCCACTGCAGCGAACGCCTCTTCCATGCAATCGACGACCGCGAGATCGCCAGCCGCTTCGAAGCCGCGCAATTCAGTGGTGATCGACTTGCGTCGCTCGAAAACGATCTCGTGCGCATAGGCGCAGCACCAAGCGAGCCAACGGCCCGTTTCCTTTTCGCGCCCGAGGACGGCGAGCCCGAGCAGATCGTCTAGGCCGCCGCCGTCAATTCCGACCGTGACGACGTCGGATCGAGCGAGCAGCGACTCGAAGGTCAGCTCCTTGTCTGTCCGCTCGATCCAATACTCGGCGCCGGCCCAGCCATCGGTGTGCAGGCCGAGCCCGATTTCAACATTGAGATGCTTTGCCAGAAACCCGATGAATTCTTCCTGCCCCGCTCGTTCGGCGCGGTCGAATTCCTCGATCAGATATTGCTCGTCAACCGACTTGCCAAGGTTCGGATTGGTGACGTAGAAGTTTCGCGGCTCCCGATATTCGCGGCTTTCGAGCATCCTCTTCGGAAATTCGTATAGGATGCCGAGGCTGCGCGGATCGAGGACGTGACCGTCTCGGATGTCGCGAAACTCGCGAAGCTTCTGCCTGAAAACACCAGCCGGCGGCGCGTCGGATTGCGTCGATAGGTAGATCACGAAGCCTTCCGGGTGCGATGCCAGACCGCCCGTCGCCTCAAGCAGCATGTTGTGGGCGTTATTCTTTTTGCCGAAGAGCCATAGCTCCTCGATCAGAACGCCGATCGCCTTTTTGCCGGAAACCGTTTCATTATCGGCGGCGACGACTTTCAGCGTGGCGCCGGTATTGCGATGAGTGATCGTCCGCGTCGGCGCGCTCAAATGCAGGAGATCGCTCAGCTCAGGATCGCCGCGCACCATGTCGTAAGCGGGCTTGAACGAATTGTTGGCGACCTCGAGGGTCGGGGCCAGGATCAGAAACTCGCCGGAGATCCGCCAGTTGCGGATCAGCGCGGTCAGCATGATCCCCGCGGCCGTCGTCGATTTCGAGTTCTTCTTCGCGACGAGCAGGAAGAAATTTCGGATCAGGCGGCGCCCCGTCTCCGGATTGTAGGCCCCGAAGATCGCCGAGACGAAATCGAACACCCAAGGGCGGCAAGCCTCGCCCATTGTCGGACTGCCGCCCACGTCGACGATTCTAAGGTCACGAAATATTCTCAGCCCCGCGTCTGCTTCGGCGGGGAAGAGCGGAGCGAGCGGGATCAACGATTGACGCGCGAGGACGCGGCTTTCCCAGTCGGGACAGGCTGTAGACCATTCGATCATTTTGTTATCGACGGCGAACTTCGGCGCCCTGACGGCGCAGTGAGCCGGCGGTCGTCCGAAATTTTTGGCGTGAAGGCTCTTACTCGCTAATCCGGGCCGCAAGATGCGACATGAATGATTTTGTCGCTATCAAAATCTCTTCGGCACGTTCGGTCCTAGGCCAAGCCCCGATTCAAATAGAATTGGCGCCTGATGTGCGATGGACATCTCGCTAGCGGCTTTCAGGGCGGCAATGGCGGCAAACGGGGCAGCACCGAGAAAAGCCGAACAGCGAGCGGCGCGAAATCATCTGAAGGCCTCTTCGCTCAAGCGTTTGTGAACGCTACTTGTTATCGATGACAAGCCTGGGCGCCGCGGGCGTCGCAAAGCGGCCCCTGCCGACTGCTTTAGCTGCTTCCTGGCGCTGAGCCTTTATGCCGGCGGAGCCGGAAGCCGCATGCTCGATTATGAACTTGGACGCCGTAACCCTTGGCGCATGAAAGGGGGAGTTATCCATCACGTCTTGCAGCGTCCGGTATGCCTTTTTGACCAGCTCTTCGATGGTCGGATCGTGAGGGGCTGGTTTGACGACAACAGCTACCGCGCGTGCAACACGCCGCTCTGCTGCTGCCGCAGATGCCGATGCTGGTTGTTGACGTTTCCGGCCAGCGCCGATCCTTTTGCCGCCGCGGCCGACGCCGGTTGATTTGCTCATGCCGTTTGATTTCTAGACCGTTTGGTTTTCACAAATCGGAGAACTTTTCGTGCGCGTGGGTTGGGGCGCGATTGCTGGGCCGCCCCCCAGACAGCGGATTAAACCCCCCATCCCCGCAGTCTTGTGGCGCGAGCTCGTAACGTCTTGATAGTGTGATGCTTTCCGCAAAGACACTGGCCATTGGTGGGGTCAAGAGGCGCGCCCTTGTCTCGCAGCTCGACGATGTGATCGGCGAACATGCGGCGTTCCTTGCGGCCGCAGCGTGGCCATTGGCATCTGCCGAGGGCACGGCCGATGACGAGCTCACGCCATGCGCGGTATTCGGGCGTGGAATAGAACGGGTTGACTTCGTTCGCAGGGACGCGAGCGATAGAGAGATCGGGACAAGTCAGGCGCGGGCGGAGCATCTTCATGGACGCAAGCCGGTAGGATCAAGCCCTAGCGAACTCGCCGTATCGATCCAGCGCTGCTCTGGCATAGGCAGCTCTTCCCGCTTCTCGGGTTGTCCCGGCATATTTAAT